GTCTTTCTAGGTTAGAAACGATTGAGTTAATCGTGTCTTCGATAAATCGGTCCCTGTTGTCATCGTTTAGCATAGTAGCATTTCGGTTATAGCCCCAAACGCCGGGAGACCAATGGTTTTGAAAAGCCTCTATGATGGTGTCTTTAAGCCTGGGGTGGCGTCTAGCTATTTGCCCATACTCACCAAGCGCATAATGCAAAGCGCCAACAGACCGGGCGTTCATTGACTTTCCAGATGTATTACTCTGCATAGCGCTTAAGGCATCAGTCGCAGCGGTCTTAATGTTGATATTTGCTAACTCTGCATCAGTTATTGCCGCAGGAGCCCTGTCCATTAGTTCGGCAGCCCTATGATTTATCGAGTTGTTCGTTCCTGCTCTAGTTAGGTATTTAGATGGAAGCACAGAGGGGTCTGCCGTTGTGTTTCTCCCCTGGCTTAATACTTGGTACTCAAACCTTGCCTGCTCCCGCTCATCCCGCGTTTTTGCCTGCCGCATACGATCTTTGGCTTGCGCGATCTGTAAATCAAGGCTTCGCTGCTGAATAATGTTGGCGTTCGCAAGCTTGGTGACCTCACCCTTGTCCAGTATGATTCTCTGCTGAATAGCAGCCTTCTCGGCAAGAACTTTCGCCATGTCAGCTTCTATTTCTCTCGGAGAGTATTCCTGATATAGACGCAGACGCTCCTCTCGTTTGGCTTCAGACTCAATGCCGTACTTTGTTTGATAGTAAACCAACAGGGGGTTTGGGCTTCTTTGGGATGGTGGCATTTCTGCTCCTATTTGGGGTTGCCTACTTGGAGTAACGCGGCAGATTCGGGATCATATTTCCAGGTTTTCAAAAAGGCTGCGATCTCTTCGTCAGAATAGACCTTTCTTTCTTTCAGCAACCTTTTGGCATCGTCGAAGTCAACAGCCGCACCTGCAACCCCTTTCATTTCTCCTAGTTTTATTCTGAATAGCGCATCGTCAAGCTCGGTTTTCTCTACGCTCTGCTGGGCTAATACGCCTGCCATCGTAGATGCGTCCTGCATTAGACCACCACCAAACTCAGATTGTACCGTCCTCCCTTCTGATGCGAGTGCATCTCTTTTAGCTACGAGCGCATCTGTTTTGGTGCCTATCTTATCCATACGCGCCTTGCCCAACTTGTAGGTTCCCTCTGCCAACTGGTCAGCGCCTAGCTCATACGCTTCGGTTGTCCGTCCTGTTTCGTCAACAGCCTGACCCCGCTGGATCTCCTGCGTTATTTGTGTTGCCAGTTCAGCCTGGGTAGCGCTCATCTGTTGGTATTGCTGCTCTTCCGGTACGGAAAGGACTTCTCCTGCCTCCAGCTTTGCATTTATCAGATTTATAGCCTTGGAGATTTCGATCAGCTTGGGGATTGCGTCAAGAGCCTCCTTCGTTGCTCCTGCGAACATCATTACGGCAGATGCAGAAAATGGATTCATTGTGTTTCTCCTTCTAAACCGAGTCTTCTTTTCTAAAGACTTCTACCTTTAACGAACGTGGTCCGAAACTAAACTGTTGAGAGGCGACCTCTTGGGTTCCCTGGTAACCAGACATGGTATTATACTGCTTAACTCTGTCAAAATCGAGATAGACCCCAATGTCAACCAACCCATTTATTGTGGGAGTGGAATCCGTAATCTGAAAACAGCCAGCAATGCTGTAGTTCCATTTATCGTGGGGCTTAATATAGATTATCGGTTTGCCAGCACCTCTGTTATCTGACCTGTTTCTCAGAAAGTCCCAATCGGTGTCCGTTGCCCACACTGTCGCACGGTACGATTGCAGGAGCGCTCTTTTAACCCCAAAGGGTGCCCATTCTCCGTTCTCTCTGTCAAGAAGGTGCCCTAGCTTTAGGTCTGCTGCTAGATATGGGGCGAGGCCCGCAATCGCCATCTCCTTAAACTCATCGGATAAGCGGCAGTCGCTCCATGACCCCACTGTTATGTCAGCCTGAACATAAACGATTAAATGGTCAGTTGAGGTTAACGCGCCCTCTCGGTTTGTATCTATTGTGACAACCATCCCTGGAACGGCCACTTGATATGTTGTGTTCTGGTCAAAGAAGACATCTTTTCGGTCAGTGAGCCTGTTCCAGAAAACCCCCGTATCTGGGTTGATTCGCCAACTAGCCTGCTGAATCGTTCCATCAAAAACATTAAGAGGTCCCTCAGCAATATATGGGCGAACAATATTTTCAGAAGTCACGACTCCGTTACGAACGTCTGTTTCCTGCGCCCTTCCGTTAAGCCAGCGCAACCCCCCAAGAGCACCCTTCGACCATACTTCCCAGGCAGACCGAAGCATAGTCGCTCCGTTTAAAAAGGCTGTAGCGTTAAAACCCATTTACCTTCCTAAGTGAGAGTCATGGCTATGTTGGAAATATCCACAGCCCGAAACTTAACAACGTCTAGGTGGCATTGAGTATAAAACACTGCGGGTGAAGTTAACTCTATCAAAGTGGAAACAAGCGGAGGAGGGAAAGTAAAAACAGGCCAGATGCTTTTAACGCCACGGCAGGGGGTTAAAGGTCGCTTTATCATGCCCAGAGTTGCCAGGTTGCCACCAGTGGATCTTCCTGGTGGATACCCCACGCCGACTGTCCCTGCACTGTTTCCGAGAATCCGCGTTGTTCCCTCTATATCAAAGTCTACAAAGACGCCAAGGCCAGTCTCCAGCTTACAACGCAGTCTTACTGTGGCTATTTCGGATCCAAAGATAGCCCAAGCGCTAGGTTGTGGAGGAACCACCTGGCAGTAGAACCTAACTCTCATAACTTCGGTTGTGCTCAATGGAATAGAACCAACACTCCAGGTTAAAGACAACCCAGGCTCGTCCGTTCCATCTAGGTTCCATTCACCAGCAAAATCGTCTGCTACAGCCAGATCGTCTACATCGTTAAACCACCCAGAAGGGTGTAGTGCATCAGAGCAGAGGGTTGAACTTTCGACTTTTAGGGCGGTCCTATCGAACCCCTCTCTCTTAAAGTTCTCAGAGTCTAGGACGCTTGACTGAACGCTCATCGCTGTGGTGACAGCGTTTACCGTGCTTGCGTCCTTCGTTTCTCCTACCTGCGGCTCTACATATTTTACTATCGCCATAGCTACCTCAAGATATTTCTGACGTAGAGATTTCTCTCTTGCCAGTTAAAAGAATAGGTACTTGTATTGTTTACTGGCTTTCCTATTCGGAGAAGACGGTAAGCTATACTAACCTTATGTGAGCCAGCAGAGATAGGAACCATGCAGTTGCAATGAAGCGTATTTGATCCGATATTCCCCTCAGCCACTGCGTGTGCCGGGATAAGGGGCTTGAGGATGTTTGATTCGCTCAGGTCCCTTTTGTTTGATGCCCCTTTGTTTGCGTTCGTGTCTAGTTCGTTCGAGATTTGCTCTTGAGTCTCCTCGTTGATGTACTCTGTATTGCCTGCCCCTAAAGCCCAGGTGCTGCCTTCTGGGAAGGTAGACGCCTTGACCGAATCGTCAACAAGTACGACCATTTGAAAGCGAGGTCTTTCTCCTGGCATAACGGGTCCTTCCTTCACCGAAACGTTAAACCCGTTGTCGCTCACAACCTCGATGCAAACGCTTGCTTCGATCTCTAAGACGCCAGTTTTGCAGTCAAGCTCAAGCGCTACGCTGTCTACTTGGCGAAAGTTGCTTGCTGTTCCGTCCGTTGGCTCTACAAGCACCGTGTTTGTGCTAAAGGTGTACCACAACTGGTTAGTGGCGTCGTCCTGTAGCTTACGCTCTGACAAGAACGATGTGTTCTGGAAGTTCGCTCGGTCGATAAACCCGTTCATTTCGCTCGTTACGACTCTGCAATCAGAAACGATCTCGTCTGGAGTTACAACATCCCCATCTTCAAACGAAGTTTTGTACCACTTGAATCCCATCTATTTCATGTCCGGTGCTAGGGTTAGGTCTAGCTTTCTAATCTGTGTTGCTGCCATATTGGGTGCCACCCCTATGTCGTAGGAAACTACCAGCATTTTAGTCGCCGTTATGCTGAAGTCCCATTCAAAGGCGAGCGCTCTAATGGGGAACGCTACGGTTGTCATTTCATAGCTTTGCCAGTTACCTTCCCCCCACTTTGTTTCGCCCCATTTTAGTAACAGTTCCTCAGTGTTGACTGATTCTCTTGTTTCAGGAGTAGACAACTCAACTACCTGCTTACGGTCTACTCGGTAGTTTACGGATAGTTCTCTGTCTCCATAGTGCAAAACGAACGGAGAAAAATACAGCACGTCTGCTCTGTTCCAGGGAGTTTGAAAGTCAAGAGGAGCACAAGCGTAGCTGGATTGAACTTTCGGATCTCCGTCAAACGTTTCTATTCCTCCATTGTAGACCATCAAAACCTGACCCAGCGTATCCCTCTCGTAACCGAAAAGGAGGTTGTCTCTATGGTCGTTCATAATGGTAAAGCACTGGGCGTTATACCCCTCTCTACGGGACCACGTTCCGGTGGAAGAAGAATCTAGCCTTTCGACCTCGACTCCACCTATCTTGGTTTTCGATTTTGTAGCGCCCTTTGGATAGTGGTAGACGATGCCCTCAAGTCCTCCCGATCCGGTTGGAACCTGAAACCAGACTTCAGCGTTTTTATCGTCCGTAACTGCTACAGCTTTTAGCAGCGCAGTTTTAACAACCTTCTCATTCCAGTATCTGTCTATCTCTGAGCTAATCTTTTTAATGGCTGCACCTTTAATCTCGTAGATGCCGCTATCGCTTAGAAAAAGGATACCTCCGGTTGGCATACCGACGATTGCGTTAGGTGAGGTAGTTCCTAAACTGCGCGATATTGGTTGCAGCTTAAATCCCTCGCCACCAGAATCTAAAATGGCATAGATAGACCTTCGCTTGAAGACGTATAAGACTGAATCTGTAGCGTAAAGACCAGTAATGGGTCCGTCCATTGTTGCCGTAAGCCGAAAGTAGTTATCCTTGGGAAACTGCTCGATGAAAAGAGGGTTGCTGTATTTCAGAAGGTCAGGCTCAGAAGCCATCCCTGCGATAAACATTGTTCCACGGAAGACTGCCATTAACGATGCGTCTGAACTAAACAGTCCATCCCCTCCCGAATATAGATGAGTAAGTTCTTTATCTGGCTTGCCGTCCGCGAGGGAAAAGGGAGCGCAAGACTTTGACTCGTGAACTAAATACAGGTTTTGCCTTCTCTGAGATTCTTCAAGTCTTGACCATCCTGTCGTTGCGTCTGACGAGAGAGGGTTCAGGTTTTCTGTCCTGTAGACGCGGATAGCTCTAATATGAGAGGGGGCACCAGGGACCTGTACTGAAACAAATGCCTTGCCCGTTCCGTTGTTATCGTAGACAGAATAATAACCCTCCCAAGAGTCGGCCATTTCCCCACCCCCAGGACTTGGTTGGATATTGACCTTGTAGCTAACGGACCCAGAGCTATTTAAGTCATGGTGATTCAGTGGCGTCTTGTCGAATGGGTGACGGCACGGCAGATTACTTCCAGTTATTATTACCATATCGGAAAGTGGCGACTCCATTCCCCTATCGTTTATCCAGCTTACCGCATAACCGTACACCCACGGATACCTTTCCTGCGGGACAACCTGTGGTAGACTCTCAGTGGTTGTGGTGGCGGTTACAAGGCCCCATAGAAACTCGCCTTTTTCTTCGGATACTGTAGGAAGAGTAAGGTCTGCTGGATAGTCGCCAACCCCCCTGTCTTCTACATAGCAGTTGTAGCGATCTAGTTCGGTATGGACTAACCACTCTGCCCCTTCCAGATTCTTGTTCTTACCCGCTGAGCCAAGACCTTCTGCGTCTGCAAAACCCTTTGTTTTGGAAGCGGTCAAAAACCTATAAGGGTCGCTGCCGGGAGAAAGGTCTACCTCCCTAAAGCCTTCGTTTGGCCCAAGCACTTGTGGTGATCCTGGTTTTTTTGTAAAGCCAATAGCGGACAGTCTCTTGCCGTCCCACCGCTGAGGTGCGTCTACTCCGTTAATGAAATAAACCCAGCGACCCATTGTTATGTACTGCGTTTTAGACCAGGGAGTTTCTGACTGGTGCCTTCCTGATGCCAGAGTCTGCGCCCGTGGTCCCGTAATGGCTGTAAGGGTGCCGTTGTACTCCATGAGGATCCAGTCTCTCGCGCCGCGCTGGTTAAAGAAGTGCAGGGTATCGCACCTGAGAGAAGTGCTTAACCCCGTGACCGGGTAATAAGGCTCAAACCCTTTCGATTCGTACCAAGCGTTGTTTTCGTTTTGAGACATATTTACGATGTCTCTTGCGCTGCCAGGAGTAGGACGAGGCGTAAGGTCGATGCCCCCCATAAGGTCCTGTCTTAAATCTACAGTTTTCATTAGCCATTCCAGCTAATGTCAGGTTGGATGACCCTCTTGTAAACATCGTTCCAGTATTGCCGCTGCCTGAAGGTCGCAGCGTTTCCGCCCAGGTAGCGCCTTCTCATGCGCTCCATCATCTTATCTGCAAGCTTGGTGTGTACCCTGGCTAAAGCTTCCCCATCATGTTGAGAGGCGAGGATGGCAACAGTACGGTAGACGAGCATCCTGTGGAACTCAGGGGGCAGTACGGGGGTGTCAGCGTCCCGTACAAGCCTTTGAGGACGGAACTTATACCTAAGTTCCAAAGTGCCTGCTTTGTCCGCGAGAGGGTACAATCTGATGCTGCGGCGACCACTTGTGTATTCAAACGGTTTGGTAACGTCTACGGCAAACCCTGTATCAACGAAGGTGGTAACGTCATCCCAAATCGGATCTACCACAATCGGGTAGAAAATCCCGCTACCGTTAAACTCTCGGTAGATTGTCTTGTAGATTCCTGGGTCCTGGTTGGTCGGGTCGGTGTCATCTTCCCAAAGATGCCGCGTGTTCTCCATATCGCTGAGGGTAAACTTGTCAGTCAATGAAGCGATAGTTCCTGTGATGATAGTCGATGGGCTACTTTCAGCACCGTGTTGGTTGAGAGTATAGAACCAACGATAGACGCCAGTTGCCCCAAAGGTTCCAGACAGTGCGCTAACTGCACCCGTACATGGCTGGTCGATGCCCTTCACTGTTCTGGTGTCTTCTTCAAAAAAGACTTGCGGTAATCCTGTTCTGTTCAGGTCCAACGCTAAGCGCTTTTCTCTGGAGCGAGTAACCTCGATTACATCTAGCTTTTCAGTGCGGTAGACAACCCCCTCAACAGAATCGCAGTCAATGGGAAGAAGGTAGTTCGTGTATTTGAGCGTAGTCTCTGGGCTAACAAGAGAGCCAACATAGTCAGGCTCAAAGTAAGCCTTGCTTGCTGCTCCGTCTATATTCTGGTTTACTACGGTGTAATCCCCATCAGGACCGACAAGGGTGCAACCGATGAAGTCTCCAGGGAAGTCAGCCTCATCGTAGAACCCATAATGCAGAAGCTCGAAAACCATAGGGTTGCTAACTTCTGGCTTAATCTCAATCTCGGCTATCTTCTCCAGAAAATGCCAGCGCTGAGAGGTGCAAATCTCTTCGTAGACTGCGTTTATAGTTCGTGTAACGCTATCAATGTACGAGGTTGCTGTTGGGTTGTATTGGAGTTCCGTCGCTACTTCGGTAACTAGCTCGCTGAGTTTCACGGACCCTCCAAATCATAAGCTATCCTAAAACGGATGAGCCGAAGAAGACGGACACCCTGCGTGGGGCAGCGTGCTCGTCTTCTTCAGGTTCAGCCAGCCTGATGTACTGCGGGCCAAAGGACATGGTTTATCCTAACTGCAATACGACATCTACGGTGGCCTCGTCAACGCCATCGGAAACGGCGAACCCGATAACTCGGTTAGTTCCAACCGCTGCCGTTTTAACTGAGCCTGGATCATCTCCTCCGCAGATAAGATCACCCGCTGTGATAGCGCCCTCGCAGAGAACCCCAAGCTTTACACCGTAGGTGCAAACAGTTCCCCAGGTTCCGTCCGCGATTAGCTCATCAGCAACCCCGTAGATTGCCTCTGTTCCGGCACCCTCACCAGCAGACAGTTGGATAGCGGCACCAAAACCGAAAATCGCACCGTTAAGGACTTCAGGGCTTACACCTGGAACGGCAGGAACAATAGCGGTTAGGTCAACGATAACGACCATGCCGTCAGCGATGTCGCTGCCGCTGTTGTTAAAGTAGACGCCCTCCCTGCGAGGGGCACTACCCTCGCCAGCAAGTCCATCTGGGTCAGCAAGTTTAGCAAACTGTGGTCCGAAAGCCATGATAATCTCCCTATGTCACGTTGAAGATAACAGAACTGCTACCTAGATAGTTGGTTTTAAGTTGGCCCATCAGATGCAGAAACGATGCGCGAACATCGTAGCCACTTTGCGTAACGAACTCGCCAGTCTTGAAATGGTAGCCAGATTGTGAAACCCACTTAATCGAAGCATGGTCGATAATGGTAAAGCCCCACCCTGTAGCCCCGCTTCCGTTGTTGCCAACGTCGCGGATAAGCTCAATAGGAAGACCATTGAACATCATAACCATGCGTCCAGCGTCAAGTTCTTTACTATCAACGTAGCGCTCGAAAGTCTGAATCTGCGCCTTTAGAGCGATGCCCATGTCCAGCGAGCCATAGATGCAAAGCTTAGTAGCATTTTCAGCAGCGAGTTCTCGGATGTGAATACATTGGTCGTACAGAGCGTCAATCAAGTCAGTGGTGGTTGGATCTGGTGCTCCGCCGTGGTCAATGGATTGGTTTTGCCAGCCAAGAGAGGTCTGGTGTGCCGTCTTGCTTACGTTAACGACGGTATTGGTTTGGCTACCAACTGACGCCGTTTCGAGAAAGCCGGTAGTGTCTGCTGCGGCTGTGGCAGTTCCTGAACCGTTAATCGTATTGCAGTCGCTCAGAGTAGCAACGTCACCTGTTACCAGTTGGCGCTGAAAGTCCAGGCGCATACCGTTGTAGGTGTCTTTCGCTCTCTCTTCCAAGATGTCGAGCACCTTGTACTTGCCACGGTTGATTCTCTCCTCGTGCCCGCTGATGACAACAGGACGAATCCAGTCGCCCCAGGTCGTAAAGCCGGGAGTTCCCAGAGGCTGAACCGTCATGTTGATCGGCTCATAACCAGTCGAAAGCTGAGTTGTAGTTGAATGACGGTCGAAGTTGAGAGGGATGATGAGTCGTTCACCACCGTCTTCAGTTTCCATGTTCTTTTCGATGTTATCGACGAACAGGACCGGACGGTCAATCTGACTCTTCATTTCATCAATGATCGCATACAACGTAGTTGTAAGGAGTTGATTGTCGAAGGTTAAGGAGGTGGTAGGCATAGTATTCCCCAAAAGTAAAGTATGATTAGTTCACGCTTACTCGGAGTGCCTTTCCTCAACGATTGCCCGTAGGGTCGCTGGGTCTGGTTAAGACCGTGACAATAAAATATTACACCTTTACTTGACATCGCGCAAGTTAGTTGCCTCGTATTTGCTTCATCACAAGCTTAGCCGCTTCGGGGTTTTGGCTATACCACTGAGCTTTTTGGCGGGCGCTTAGTCCGGTCGGTGGCCTAAGAGTTCCGTAGGCAGCATCGGAAGAAGTGGTCTTTGTAAGGCGCGAACGCACCTCCCGCCTTGCTCTCTTGATTGTGTCAACTGGATCTTCTGCTTTGCCTGGGGTGACTAGCTTTCCGCTTTTAGCCTTCAGTAAATAATAAACATCTTCACTTGCTACCGTTGGGTGACTCTTTCGGTACTCAATGATTTGTGGCTTATACTCTTGGAAGTCTGGATTCTCTTTCGAGAACTCTTTAAGTTCCCCTATGCGCTTGTCTATTCCTCGTTTTCGCTCTTGGGTTTTATACTCGTCATGTGCATCCCGGCTGAGCGAAGTCATCTTGCCTACGATTTTGCTCATCATATCGCTGACGTGCTTTTCTGCTCGCCACTGCTGTCCCTCTTCTGTGTACGCTGGAGGTGCCGCGCCAGTGGGGGGCTTTAGAAGCTTCTGTAACTCTGGGTTCTGGAAAATCTCGTAAAGCTTAGCCTTGTCGTGGTTTAGTGCTGCGCCCTTTTCTTCCAGAGTCGAGCGTCGGTTGTCCAGTTCCCGTTTTTCGTCTGCGATTGATCGCGTTTTATCAAGAGCCATTTTCCGCAGGTTGTGGATAAGTTGTTTAGCTTCCATAGGAAGTTCGTCCATCTGCTCTTTACTGACCTTGAAGGGTTTGTCTCTCGCATCAAAGTCGCGCATCCACTGAGGAACATCGTCGCCAAGAAAGTCTATCTCTTCTTCTTGTGGTTCTTCTGGCTCAGGTTGCTTCTCCTGCGCTGGTTCTGGCGTTTCTTCTGCTGCCTTGGCTTCTGGGGCGTCGGTTGCGGTTGCTAACTCTGGTGCCTCGGTTGCTGCCTCTTGATTTTCCATTTAATCCTCGCTATAGTGGTGATGTATGTCTCCTAGCATACAAATCCATTCTCACCTTCGGGTTAGCCCCGGCTTGTTGCGAGCCGGGGTTTCTCCGTTCTAAACTAGCTCGACAAGTTCCTCGCCTTCCGGCACAGGTGCCTCTTCAACGACTACATCTTCTGTCTCCTCCATTGGAGGAGGCTCAGAAAGAGCGTCGATTAGAGCCTTATCCTTAGCCATCTGGGAAAAAAGACCGTAGCCTTCTGTCAGTCCATCGGGACTTCCAGCTATGGCTTGTGGGTCAAAAATGTATTCCTCTGCATCTTTAACTCCCGCTTCGGCGGCGAACGTAAGACCTTCCGCCATAGCAGCCAGTGGCCCGTAGATTTCAGGAGGAAGAACCTCAACCGCTTCCTGAACCTCGCCAACCTCTATTGCAATCTCGCCTCCAGTTATGGCGTCGAACGCTGCATTTAGCGCTTTAGCCATTCTGTTAACCTTTGTCGGTTCAAGCGGGACAGATGAGACAGGTGCCTCTTCTGCTGCCTGGGCGTTTACTTGTCCTTCTATTTCTGCTTCTGCTTCGTCTATCGCGTATGCTTCAGGGTTTCCTTCCGGCATTTTTCTGTCTCCTTGCTTCGTCTTTATAGAAGCCTTTGTCCCTTAGCCTGCGAAAGTCCGCAAACTCAGGGGAGTTGTCGTATCGGTCTTGTAAATCTTTCCAGCGCTTGTCTGCTCTTTCAATAAAGGCAGTCTCTTTCTTGTTCTCTGGGTTGAAGTCGCCATCTACGGGAGTGAGTCCTCGCTCTTTGCAGATTTTCTTACGGTGCGCTGAGCTACTAACACGAACACCCAGCGCTCTATCGAAGTAAGGATAGTGCTTTCCGTACCCTCCCTCGTCGCCTAACTCGATGCCTGTCCCTACTGATACCTTAATCTTGAAGTCATCTTTCCCGCATTTAGGACAGATAGGTTCCCTGGTGTCATCGTCCATGTTTATAGACTCTCCACCGTGACTCAGGATCTCATAGATATGTCCGCATTTGCAAAGCCGTGTTTCGATGGTTGCCATTAGCCAGCCTCCTTTAGAGCGCTCTGAAGTTCTGGATTTTGAGCCATTGCTTGCAGTTGCTCTTGAGCCTGCTGCTCCTCAGTTGGAGACTCTGCGTCCATCTGAAGCTGCTCAAACATGAAGTCCTCGGGAAGTTCAAACAGGTCTTTCGCGTAGCGTAGTTGGGCCTTAGCCATTGAGCCAGTCATCCCAGGCTGGTCAGCCATTTGAGCCAGTTGAAGGAGCATCGGCTGTACGGTTTGAAACTGGATTCGCCTCTGCTGCTCAGCGACTGGCGTAGAAGCCATGTCAGCCATCGTGATGTCCCAGCGCTGGTCGAGGTCTGTCAGGCGTAGGGTGTGGACTTTGTTGGCTGAGTTAACGTAAATCTCGTCTGTGTCTGCATCTGACATGGCGGCATGAAGGACTCTCAGGTACACAGCACACACGTCAATAAGAACGGCATCCATTCGCTTGCGTAGTCTGCCTAAAGTAGTCTCTGTGTAGTCGTTTAAGCGCACAACCTCTGTTGCTGTAGCGTATTGAAGTGGTGTTCCCCGGCTAAAGGGGGCAGTTCCCTGCGTTTCCTCACGCCCAGACTTCAGCATCTCCATGTACTGAAAGAGAGTCGAGCTTACCGGCTGCTGCTCTACCCACTTCATCATCCCATCGAGTGTTTCTGCCTCAACTCCAGCCATCGCCCAATCGTCGCCAGCCATAATCTGCTCGATAGTCTCATCATCCAGCCCCCGGTCCTTCAGATAGAGCAGAACTCGTGAAATATCCCTTCTAAATGCTCTCGCCATGAAGGTGTGAGCCATATTTAGCTCTGCATTTAGCTCATATAGGGTCCCAACTGGCGCGATTCCTTCAAGGGGATACTCAGGAACGTTGACTAAAACGATGGGAACGATGGGTGCAAGGGGTTGACCGTTGTATTTTGTGAAGGGAATGGGTCCCTTGAACAACTCCCTGGTCTTCATCTGCTTGCCATCGTCTACGAGATAGACGCGAAACTCGCCAGAGGTTTTAAGACCGTCAACGGTATGTGTTGCCGTGTAGTCATAGAACTCTAGCAGGCGAACGTAAGCCTCTTGCCTCCTAACTCCAGTAGTTCCGTGAAGACCGTCCTCCACGATGTCCGGTTTTGCTACGGGGTTAAGCTTCTTCGCTGAGATTCCGAACCTCTCAGTGACGTTGGTTACGCTATCGTAGTAGATATGACCGATGTAGCGCAGAGAACGCTTGCTTCTAGCCTGTCTGTCCCAAACACATTCCCACGGAGGCATGATTTCCATAAAAAGAGCCTCAAGCGGAGACTCTTCTGCGGGGTCAATGCCTACCTTGAACGCACTTTCGGGGTAAAGCATACCCATAGTAAAGGCTTGCTCTGTTAGTTCTGAAGCGTGACGGGTAGCCAGGAAGCGATCTAGCAGAGCGCTGGTCGCGTCTGTGCTCCTAGATGTCTCCCTTCGGTAGTGATCTACCTTTACATCGTCTGGTCTTACAGAGGTTCTAATGCCTTTGTAGAAAAGGGAAGAAACATAGCTATCGACCCACGGACGGATGAGATTGACCTCCATGTAGAGGTCAGAGCGGAAGCGTTGACGCCACATTGCTTGGTGACGGTCCCAAAATCGGTCTTCGTAGGCAGAACGAAACTTTCTCCAGCGCTCCCTCGACCTAGACACCCACTGATCATGGTTGTAAATGATGTTAGACAGGTCCGCTGGATCAATCATGTTAGCCCCAATGAGCGTTTCCGCTTGGCTTTGTAGCGGCTAATCCGCTGACGTTCAGAAGTTTCCCTTCCCTGATAATGTCTCCTCGCTGCCCAGAGCGCAAGTGCAAGAGAGTCTGCTCTATCGTCAGAGTAGCCCTCGTCTGCCTCGATTTTGCCATTCTTTTGCTCTCTAACGTGGAGAAGTTCTTGGACGGAGAAGGGATCGTTTAGCTCTACATAACCATTATCGACACAACTACGCGCATAATCATACACCATCGCTTTCGTTCTGGGGTCGGTCCACCAGTCTTTTCCTTTTGTGTCTTTCCAAAGGCGGACCCCAAGCGAAGTGAGTTTGTGAATGACTGCCCTACCGTAGTTGTTCGATTCTACCAGAAGCGGGCATTTGCCGTACTTGGCTGACAGCTTAGCTCCAATGTTTGCAAACTGATCAGGGCTAGACGTGCGGGAGGAAAACACCGCAACCTGCGTTAGATCGTCCCTAAGTACCTGCCATACCGCTTGGTCCCTACCTGTTCCGCCAGAAGGGTCGCCACCGATGTAGTATTTGCGCCACGGTTCGTAATCTTCGTAGACAATCAGGTCCCGCTTGTCGTTTAGCCTTCTAGTTGGGATTGAGGCGAGCATCTGCGTAAGGTTTGTAGTATCAAACCACATTCCCCCCGAAAGCAGGAAGGGGTCTTCCCAGGTAAGGGGGTATTCCCTTCTAAATCGGTTCTCACCGTAGCCCTGGTCTACGATCTTCATTCTTCTCCAGGCTAGTTGGCTATCCTCTAGCCCATGAAGGTCTGCAAGCTTCTGCTCCTCGTCCGTTCGTTCCCAGTTTGGAGGCGGATCTGCCTGATAGTCCACAAACGCGCTCCAGGGATAGAACAGAAAGGACCACCTGTCGCTCAGGCGGGCAGTTTGTACCATTTTCCAGAAGATTCCAGCGGGACCGTCTGCTGTTGACTCAATAATGATACGACTTTCGTCATCTTCGTGGATTGTAGCCAACGCAGAGGCCCAAACGTCTTCATCTACGGACGCACCCTCTCTAGCTGAGGAACCTTTAGGCCAAAGCCCCATTTCGGTAGCGTGAATGGCACGAAAGGTGAACGATCTAGCTTGTGACCGTCCTCCAGCCATAGATTGCCGGAAGCTTGAACCGTTATGGGCAAAAACTATCTCCTGGGAGTTGTCTTTTGCGAGCGCTGGTCGCCAGATGGAGGGTGTAGTGCGCCAATAGTTACGCATCATCATGTTTATGCGACCCCCTGCCTTCATCTCGTGCGTGAGACTGTAGACCGCATACTGATCTTTTGAGAATAGAGCCTTATGGTACAGAAAAGCGCAGACAATGGTGGTTGCGCCAATCTGCCTTGGCTTGAGGATGCAGACTCTCTGGTTATCCCTAAGCGTTTCTAGCGTTTCCCTTTGCCCTGCTTGGAGATTCATAAGGGTGTTCTGCTTGCCGTGCTTGTCAATGATTCCCATACGCGGAACGTACCAAAGGGGGTCTCGGATATTCCTCCGAAGTTCCTCAATATTGGTTACGCCACGCACAAAGAGCCTCCACGTCTGATGCCAATGTTTTCTGAACTCTCGAAACTGCGTCTTTCTGGTTGTAGGAACGAATCAGAGCGTCCACAATCACATGCCTTCTAAAGCCAGTCTCCTTCTCCAAGGCAGAGATCCGCTCAAAGCTCATGGGGGTTAGGAAGAAGTAAGTCTTTGCTCGTTTAAGCCAGTGAGGTTTAAGAACTCTCGGCACTTTAGGCATTACCACCACCCAGGAAGAAGGAGAGAATGTCATGGTTATCGTCATCCCCTCCCGCTCCTGCCGCTCGAAGCTTTGCTGCCCCCTGTAGAACGTCGCCAATGTCCCTCACCGCAACGCTATCGGGGTCTTCGGTCGCCTTTTGTAGACAGAAGCGCAAAAGCCCAACCGCAGCATCGTCAACGGTAAGGTTTTCGCTCTTGCTTAGGTCCTCTATGAGCCTACTAGCCGACTTTGGTCTTCCTTTTTTTGCCACCATCCACCTCTTGCAGTTGAATCAGTTGAGCCTTGTTTTGGTTAAGACCTTTCGCTGCATGGTCAAGCGTGACAAGCATGTCCAGGGACTGCTTAGCGCTCTCGACAAATACAGACCTCATCCTCGTTCTCTCGTCTGCTTCTCTCCAAGCGTTCCTGCGAGACTCGTTGTAGGAGGAGGTGTTGTAAACTCGCTCTAAAAGAGCCTCACCGTCGCTAGTTTCCCTGTCATAGCGCCAAACATCTGCGGTAATGGACCTGGCTAAGACCCTTTCCAACTGGCTAGATTCTACTGGTGAACCAGACAGTCTGGTAAGGATGTCTATGTAAAGACGGCAGAACTCAGCTTCGCGCTTCTCCTCCCCTGGAAGTAGGATCTCGGTTGGTCTACACAGCTTTTTCGCTTGTGCTGGTGTCATCGTTGCCCCCTTCTGAAAGCTTGAGCGTTTTGCGTAGTTCTCTCCAGTCTACATCCATCATACTACCTAAATCGGTCCACTTGACGCCACTGTCTCTTAGACGCTTGACGGTAGCGAGCTTAGCCTCAGAGAGAAAGAGCCCATCGTCCTTCTGGGGTTCTTCTATGTTAGCTCTGCGACGAATAAGGTCCATACATAAACCTTGCCCTTTTTTGAGGTTCTGCGGAAGACGCTCTGAGTTTCGTGTCTCTAAATAGCGGGAGATTGCCCCTTTCCTTCCTGTCTTTTCAAGAAGCACGTCTTGTTCTGGGCTCTTGGAAACATCTACAAAACAAACCGTCAACTTTAGACATTCAACGTCACGCGATTCGTTTCTGAACTTCTGTGGGCTGCTGCCCCCGTCGAAAATCGTCCAAGCTTTGTCCTCGTTCTTTACCTTTACCCCTTCTTTTGCCGTAGCGTCCGTCAGTTCCCAGGCAGCGACTCCCCAAGACCCGCTTTTAGCAAAGATTGAAATGGTGCGAATAGAGTCAAAGACCGTTCCCCTAATGACATCTTCAAACCCTATAAGGCTCTTTGTTCCTACATAGGAATGTACGTTAAACGGAAGATACCTCAAGCGGAATCTCCAGTCAGCAGTGTTCTCAACGTAGTCCTTTAAGTCCTCAACCGGGACGATCTGCTCATTCATTACCCTTTCGATGGTTTCAATCATCTGAGCGCGTCCACCTAGTAGCGCACCCTCGTTTTCGTTAGTTCTTTCTACGTTGATCATGGTTAAACCTACCTTTTGGAGAGATTACGGAAAATGGATTGCGGATTTTCACAAGTGCAGGG